GAAAAGTAACAACAGATAAAAAGTTGTTTGAAGAAAAGCCACGACCATTGAATCCTTTCGCGCTTCCGAAGTCTTACGCGAAAAAACGCAGACACGTTGAATTAAGCGGTACGAAGTTCTTGATTCTTTGCGATTTGCATTTTCCATATCAAGACAACGAAGCGATTGAATGCGCCATAAACGAAGGTTTTAAACAGGGCTGTGATTCAATTATCTTAAACGGCGACGCGTTAGACTGTCACATGATTAGCGACTTTGTTAAAGATCCGCGCAAGCGTAAATTCAAAGACGAACTATATTCTATTCGTCAATTCCTTGCGTCGCTTAGACACACATTTCCAACTGCAAATATTTACTACAAAGAAGGCAACCACGAAGAACGTTACTGGCGTTACATGAGAATCAAAGCACCCGAACTATTCGACATTGACGCGTTCGACTTTCCTTCGTTAACGCATTGCGACAAGCACAACGTTAAATGGATTGACGGAAAGAGCAAACTAAACATCGGTAAGCTATCTATATTTCACGGACACGAATTCGGCAAACAATTCCTTCCGTCTGTGAACGTGGCGCGTGGGTTGTTCATGAAGACAAAGGTTTCTTCTATGTGTGGACACCACCACCAAACAGCCGAACACAACGAGCGCGATGCGAATGGCAAGTTTATAACGTGTTGGGGCGTGGGTTGTCTTTCTGAATTGTCTCCAGACTACAACCCTTATTCGAAATATAATCATGGATTCGCTATTGTGGACAAAGGAAAAAATGGTTACTTTAGCGTTCACAATTACCGAATACACGAAGGTAATATTTTATAAACCTAAAAAAAATAACTATGATTATTGCAACAATTTTTCTTTGCACCGCGCTAGTTGGCGTGTTGTGGGTTCGAGGCATCGACAATATGTCAAAAGAACATCCAGACTACGACGGAACTGACTTTATCTAAACGCACAATGGACGAAAGAAAATACCAACCCGACGCACTTATTGTTATAATTGCAACAAGTGTTTTTTGGATGCTTGTTTGCCTTGCATTTTGGAACTTCAATCCGAAGATTCAAACGGAAATACAGATACAAAAACAGGATAGCATTATTTATTACAACAGTGGCGAATACGACCGCTTGCTTCAAGAAGAAATTGATTTATACGGAACTTATCGAAGATATGAAGACGCTCAACTTTCAGCCAAAACCACCTATAAAAGAACTCGTGATACTATTGTTGTTCGAGATACTATTACTCGCGTTGATGTGGTGCGTTTGGTGAACTCATGCGATAGCGTTATTGCTTCCGATTCGCTTGTAATTGACAACCTGCAAGAACAAATAAACATCAAGGACGAAAAGACGAACAACTTGCAAGAAGTCGTTGGTGCTTATGAACAAAAAACTAACTTGTTGAGCGAACAAATTAACACTTTGAACGTTGAAAATAAAAAGTTAGACAAACAAAAAAAGCGCAGAAACCACGCTTTAGTTTTTAGTTCGTCCGTCGCTATTTTGTCGACGTTTGTTCTGTCAATTTTACTTTAGATTCGTCAACGAAGAACTTCATTGAGAACTGGATTGCTTCGCTTAAAAAAGTGTTGCGACTATTCTCTCCGCGCTTCTCGTCAATCTCGTTCCACAGGTCTTTATGCAAGTACACGCAGATACCTTTCTTAGTTTTGCTCTGCGCCATCTTCTTTGTTTTTAGTCATCATTGTTCCAATCATTAACGCAAGATATATTTTCTCTTTTGCGTTTAAGTCTTTCCGCTGAGAAAGTTCCAGAAGAATATCTCCGAGAATCTTTCCCTGTTGAAAGTAGGTTGCTATTGAATTAACGATTTCGCGCTCACGATCGTATGTCATTTTGAGCGTTTCGTAAAGTGGTGTTTGTTTCATTATGCTAAATTATTAAATTGTTTTTATCCTACAACATATTGTCCATAACTTGGATTAAGTTCGAAGTACATTCGCATCATTATTGCGTCGGCAACGTCAGGCGAAATACCTTCTCTGTTCTTGATTATATCCTTCGGGGTTACTTGCAACTTTCCGTCCACATCCGCGCGGTGTCTCTTAATCATCTCCAGCTCACGAACGATTTGTTCTTTGCGCGTATTTGATAGAATAGTGAGCCGATTCTCCTCTACATATTGAGCCAATTTGTAGTAACATTCGCTTTTCAGATTTTGGTATTGTGGGTGCTTTGGTTTAGATCCGTTGACGAACCCTCGACATTTCAAGAAGTCAACGACACCACCACCAACACCGTCTTCGTCGCACACTACGTCTTGCAATAAAATCGAATGCTGTTGACAGGTTAAACGAACTTTGTTCACCACTTCATCCAACGCTGCACGATTCATTTCAATTATGTCGATGATAGTTAGACCTTCCCAAACGCAAATGATTGTCCTATCCTTACCGAAACGCGCTATGTCGGCTGTGATATACTTCTTGCCTTCATTGATTACTTCGTTGCGGAACATTCGAAGAAGATTCTCCGTTTGAAATAACTTGTCGCTGTCGTCGTCGAACTCCCAATTGCCTTCGAGTAGACGTTTACGGTCGTATTCAGGAAGTCGTCTAAGAGATTCGATGTAAGCAACCGGTAAGAATGGATTGTCCTGCGGTAACGCTTGCACAAACGCGCGGTGTGAAGGTAGTTCGTTCCTGTTATTCTTCATGTAGAACTCGTTATACAACCAACCCTTCGCAGGATTGCAGGATAAGAAACCTTTAGGAATTAACCCGAACTCGTTCAACTTAAAACGGCAACGAGAGTGAACAATGCTGACCGCCTTTTCTGTTACTTCGGAACACTCGTCAATGAAGTAATCTGTAATTTCTAACGAACCAAGACTGTTGAAGTTAACGTCCGAAGGGTACGCAAATAAATCTTTCAAAACAATTTCGCTTCCGTTGAAGAACTTAATCACGTTGGATTGTCCGTTGAAGGTGTAGTGTTTGTTGGCTATCAATCCGAATTCCTCAGCCGTTTCAAAGAACGTGTTTAACGTCGTCTTTTTCAAAGTGTCTAATTTGCTACGACCAATCAACGAACGTGTCCCTGCGTACTTCAAACGACGCTGTATCTGCCACATACAACCGAACTTGGTCTTACCACCTCCTGCCGCGCCACCGTATAACAATTGTTCAACGATGCTGTCGGTGTTCAAGTAATTTAACGCTTCAATTTGACGCGGCAGGTATGTCGGTTTATATGGTGTCAAAATAAATTTAATTGGTTAGAGTTAACAGTCCATTGTTCTGCCATAGCTTTTGCAATACCGGGAAATGTTTTACTTCTTAAAGTTCTTCTTTCTTCTGGTGTTTTAGACTTAATCAAAGCTTCATAATACCATAAAGGTTGTTTCTTCTTTTTTCCTGTTTTACTATCAATCCATTCAAAAAAATCTCCCTTTTCCACTATATCAGTTGGCTGTAAATTTGGTAAATTTTTCAACCACAAACAAGTTGATTTTTGCGCTTTATCTCCGAATTGATATGGCTGAATAATTTGATTAGGTTTTCTATAAATTTTACTCATTATACCAATTGGATTTTCAATGGCAATTTTTTCAATTGGAGCGTTTACAAATTCCATAAAAAATTCAATGCTTTTTTGTTGGCTTCCATCTTGACGTTTACGTTCAAAATGCATCGCTCCGCTTACAGCTAAATCTGTACAAGGTGGAAAAGCAATTAACATTTCCCAATCTTTATATAATTGTTGCAAAGCATCTCCTTGAATATGCCATTCTGGATATGATCCGCTACAAGGTAACAAATCACAACTAAACGCTTCATGTCCTAATTTACGAAGTTCTATTGTGACCGCTTGACTTTCTTCACAAGCGACAAGAATTCTCATTGCTTTGACAAGTATAATTTGTACAACTCACGCATACCTTCGAAACGAATTGATTCTTTCAGCAACATTCTTTTGCGGTCGCTCATTCGCTCAACCATTGATTGAACGAGCTGTTGTTCGAAGTAAATGTTCTTCTTCGCGTTTGCTTTGCACAACCGATATTCTTCTTCCGTAAAGGTGTCAACAGTTATCTGTTTGCTTTCTTCGAGCCAACGCATAAGCGACACCGCACGAATCTCGATAACCGTATATTTTCCTTTCTTATAGTTCTGCAAGTCTTCCGCTAACATTCTTCTCCAGCTATCGTCGTTTACCGCCATTTCTTTCTCTTTTAATTGTTTTAATTCTTCTTCTTTTGATTCTGCGATTTCACGCTGTATTTGCAAGTTCGCTTTGTCCCTGTTTGGTTTGTAGTGTGTCAAAACGTCACCAATAAATACTACGCTCAACGCTCCGAAGTGTTCGCATTTCTTTGACAGTTCGTTTGCTGCGTTCAATTCAAAGGCTAGGTTAAAGTGTTCAAACGTAACCCACCGAAAGTGTTTGCCTATAAATTCGTGAAGCATCTGGAGTAGTTGCGCTTCAGGTAACGCGATGCCATACATGGCGCAGACCTTCGAGCATAACTTAACGAACGCAGGTAGTTCGTAATCGGCAACGAACGCGCTTTCGCGCTCTGCACGATCAACCCTTTGTGTAGTTGTGAGCGTCGTTGTAGATGCGCTGCGCAGCATCGGAATCGAATTTTCCATTTTTGATTTTAGTTTGTTGGTTTGTAGTTACAAATGTAGTTAAGTCCCACTTACGCACGGCAGCTTTCCAATCTTTCATTTGATTGCGTCCGACTTTCCAACCGTTCGCTTCGTAGTGTGCATGAAATTTCTCGGTAAATGCAAGCGCGTCTTTGTCACTTAACTTTTCGCAAGCGTAGTCGTAGATTTCGACAACGGTAGGTTTGACGAATGGCGACTTTTTTTCTTTTGCGATTAGCGTTGGTGCTGTTGGAACGGACAAGCGAATAAGTATGTCGTTTATCTTTTGTTCTTGTTCCTTCATTTGCGATTCGAGAATCTCGATTCTCTTTTTGAGTTGTAAAATTAGCATCATGTTTTTGTTTTTAGTTAGTCCCACCCTTCGCCTTTCGCGTCGTCGTCTGCGTCGTCCCAGTCTTGACAATCGAAACATTTTTTAATTTCTCCGTCGTCGTCGATTAGCTCGTAAGCTTCTTCGTAGGTTTTAAGTTTTTGATCCTGAAGAACGGCGTTCACGCGTTCGTCAAGTTCCGCGCTTTCGCAATTCGGACAAAAGATAAGTTCTGATTTCATTTTTTTAGTTGT